TATCTGCAAATACAACACCACCTGATCCAGTATCACCAATAAAGTCTGTATATACATTAGTACTAACTGTATTACCAACAGAATTTATTGATACACTTGTTCCGTTTCCTGATCTATTACTGACAACAGCAGCGTAAGTATTTGATACAGCACCTTTAACGAACCCTTGAGGTTCTGCAGGCCACACTATATTATTAGCTATAATACCTATTGAATTTGCTCGGCGCCCTATGAACGTGCCAGTTGCATAGCTGTTTGTAAATGTACTAAAGCTAGCATTTACAGTATTGTCTTCTGCAAATCGTAATTTAACAACAGAAGAACTAAATGTTCCAGTATTTTCGTATACTATCATAGAACCATTGGTATAAGTTGTAGAATTAGTTGTTGCTATTGAAGAAACTCTACCGTTAGCAACAACTCCCCCTGTTGAATTTATACCTACTACATATGAGGTTACATTAACTGTATCAACAAATGTATTTGAGGTGGATGTAAATCCAATAGTAGCTCTTGGTGAATAAACTTGCTCATATATTTGAAACGTATTAGCCGGCCGAGTTTCTAGCGGGTGAGACGTATTAGCATCATCATATATTGCATTAACATATGTATTACTAATATTGTTAACCTGTAGTGTGGTGTTACTTATTTGTAAATTGGATAAGGCAGAGTTGCTACTATAACCAGATCCTCCAACCTGAATTGTAACATTAGGAATACCTGATCCTGATTTAATAGTTTTAACCCGTACAACTCCTTGAGTAGACGTGTTAGCTGTCGATTTAACAACTAGTTCTTGTCCAACACTATAGTTATTACCGGCATCAGTAAATGTAACATCAGACAAAGATCCGTTTAATCTCACTCTATATGTATTGCTTGAATCTCTTATTAGCTCATCGCCGATGAAATTTCCATTCAAATTTTCAAGAAACAATATTTGTAGTAGCGTACCTTGAACATTAGTCTCAACAATAGACGTAACATAAGCTGTAGCACCAGATGTTTCACCAGTAATATCGTTACCTAGAAATGCTGCTAGTGCTGTTCCATCGGAAGTATATAATTCAATATATCTTGGAGTTACAAACTCAGCATCAGATAATTTGAATAAGTGTTCGTTTGGAATCCAAATATCCGAGTTTTTACCATAAACGAGTTTGAAGAACAGCTCTACTGCGCGCTTAGACCCTTTTGATCTGTATAGGTCTAATACGTGCTTAATTAAGAAAGGTAGATCAACAGAACTCTCGTCTGGTATACTGAATAAATACGTCTTTTTGAAATGAGTTATGAAGTCCCCAACGAGTTGATCAGGATCTGTATATTGAATTAAATCTCGAGAATAACCTAAAGACTTAGTTGATTGTTCTAGATATTCGTAGTATGCTTTTGTAAACGCAACAAGAAGAGGCCCATCATCACGAAATATCTCAGGAAACTGTTGCTCTATGAGCGGTGAGATATAGTCTTCAATATCACTGAGAACGGGCATATTACAATCTCAATTCAGTAACAGTAACAGTTGTGTCAGCTGTTCTTATTCTAACAACATCGTTTCTTGCACCACCAACATCATCATCCTTAGGTGTAGCGTAAATCTTTAAAGAACCAGATGTAGCTCCAGTAGAATATGAATTAATAGTCAGTTCTTGAATTGATATTGATCCTGTTGTATAATTCACTGTCCCAACGTTGCTACTTAAAACAACAAGATCATCATCACTAGCAGTTACTACTTGCATTGCTCCACCACCATCGTCTCTTAAAAAGGCACCATTAATATTATTAAATACAAATGATTCTGATGTAATGGCTGGAGTAGATAACGAGATATAAGCATCTTGAGTTAATTGATCTACTGGATTATCTGCTTTCAATGCATTATTAAATTCTAGAGTTTTAGTATAAGGAACAGCACCTTGGGGCTCAATATCCTTAGTCATTCTAACACGAACTTCATTACTAACAATAGATCCGTCAGTCTCATTAACCTTTTCAATTAATTTACTTTTACGAAGTGCTGTATCAAATTTATCAAGGTTATCTGTATTAAAAGTATCTATTGTAGTAGCTACTAAAGTTTGTATTTGACCTATTGTCTTTTGAGTATCATTCTTATCAAACTTAACTGTTGTGTCGATTACCACATTAATAAAATCAGAATCTATAACTTCTCCTCTAATTCCAATTGGCATCTTAGGCTTTAAGAAATTAATGATTTGAGCTTTTAACGCAGTGGGAAGAACATCATACGAAGAACTTCTTACTGCTAATTTAACAACACCAAACTGAGGAACAGGTTCTTCTGAACCATCATATACGTGCATTGAAGTTACATCATTAAACTCATTTTGTGTTAATGTTATATAATCTTGTTTAGTTACTGCTCTTTCTTGAACAGCCAGTGCTCTTGGTGCTGCAAATTTAATATCATCTAAGTTTTGATTCACTGCACCGTTAGTTGCTCTAGTTTCTAATGTTATTACAGCATCATGACCAGCAATAGCCGTAGCACTGAAACTATTAGCACCATTTGGATCTGTACCAGAAGAAATACGATATGTTAATTCCATCAAATTATTATTAGCCAATTGTCTACCAAATGTTCCATTACCAAACACTACTTTGTAACTACCATTAGTAGATGGCTCTACAAAATATACATTACTTGTACCAGTAAGACCAAACAAAGTATTGGCACGAGTATACTCGCTATTAGTACTATCTGTGTTAGACGTTCTTACTTTAACGGTTAGACTGGTAAGATCTACATCGAAGTTGTTAATATAAAATTGTTGTGTATTTGGTGATGTGTTACTAACCAGTGCCGCCTCTTGAATAATTTCTCCTTCATAGATAGCAACATTAGATATTTGATAACTGTTGTTAGCATATACTGTAATATCAGTATTAGTTGAGAACGTATACGTATTATCACCAACTGTAGATGTAAAAGCAGTCAATCTTGGAATTGAAATCGAATGTGGATTTGATGACGGATTAACATTAATATTAACAAAAGCCAAGGATGATCTATATGATCTTGGTAGATAGTTCAATGTCTTTGCTATGGAATAAACACTATCTCTTAATTGGGCGCTATCTAGAAACATCTCTGTTGCTACATGATTCAAATACACATTATTGTAATAAGTGTTATATGCAAGTACATCTAAGAATACATTTAAAGTAGAACCAGAAAAATTATAATCCGCAAAAACAGCTTGTCCTTCTAAGAAGGTTTGCAGATTTGATTTGATTGAATCAAATTCTAAATTGGCGACCGAAAATTCAGTATTGGCGGCCATTTTATCTAGTCCTCTCTATGGTTATCGGTAATGTAGTTTGTACCTGACTATTTATAATCATAAAATGAATACTAATATTAGCATTGTTACGATCATGATCAAAATTTATATCTGCATACAAAAATTCAGCTCTAGGTTCATGGTTATCAAAAACCTCTGCAATATAATCATTACATATTTGAGGAAGATGTAATGACATATTCTCAAACAAAAGAGCTTTGAGATTAGAACCAATCTCTGGATGGAAAAGACGTTCATACTTATTAGTCAGTAATAGATTTCTTACAGACTGTTTAACTGCATTCTCATTTGTTTTCTTATTAAGCTCACCTGTATTTGCATGACGAGTAAAGTCAGTAAAAAGATCTGAATAGAAATCAGTCTTTGTAGTAACTTCAGTTACTGTTCCTACTTTACTCATTGTGTTTCTTCCTCATTAAAGGAGGCTGGCTCTGATCCAGGTGGCAACGGAGCACCCATTTTATTAAAGAATGCTGTCGTCTTGTCATCGAGCCCACCCGGTTTATATATTTCGTTATGTATTCCTGGCGCAGCGGCTTGTGCACCTATCATTAGATTGGTAGTTATATTTAGTAGATTAGCTTGATCGACAACAGCTCCTGTCACTGGATCTAATCCCCTAGTTATTGCAATACCCGGCGCCTTTGTTGGTAGAGCAGCTGTTGTTACTACTTTACTTAAAGACTTAGCTAAGTTTTGAAATGTATTTGTATTCTCTCCCAAAAACGTAGTTAGTGTTCCTAATGTTTTCTGTGTATGTCCAATAGCAGCTTCTCTACCTTGTTTGAAAGAAGCATTAAATTCTGCCTGCGATGGAAATCCGGATGGAACCATTACTGATTCCCCATCCTCATCTACTTGTGTTTCATAAACAATGTTCTCACCTGTAGATGGATCGGATACTATTTCTGTAGTTACTGGTGCCTTGAAAATATTCAACACTGATCTTTTGTTGGCTACCAGTATACCAGGATCAGATAAGAAAGAATTCTTTAGCGTTGCCGCTACCTCTTTTAATACAACTGGATCTGGTATCGCATCTTCAAGAGCATCTACTATTGGAGCGACCGCAGGTATACCAAACTTAATTCCAACCAACTGTTCACCATTCACCTCACCATCTTCATCATACGTTGGTTCTTTCTTAAACTTAATATTAGGGATTGCACTACCAGGATCGAATCCCGAGAGGCTTGTTAGTGATTTAGAAATGTCACCAGTGAGTGACTCAAGACTAGGAAGCTTTATTCCAGACGTACCGTTTGCGACACCATCTTCATCAAATGTTGGTTGCGGACTCAATAAATTAGTAACACCGCCAAGGGCTCCCAGATCCCCTGATAAGGCCTTGCCCATCTCTTCTTGCAAACTAATTAATTTTGGCTCAGCCAATTTTGCTGCATCCAACATTATTTTAGAGGTTGCTTCTACTTGTTCTTGAGCCTCTTTCATTACAGCTTGTAGTGCTGAAGGTTTGAGTGAAGCTATATCTAATGCTTCTACTTTCTCAGCTTCTTCTTTTACTTTATCAGCAATTGCTTTGAGTTTAGGATCGATACCACTGTTTGTCAGTTTTTCTGTAAACGATGTTATGTCTAATCCTGTTGGAAGTGCGGGTATAGGTATCATGGGTTTAAGTCTATTCTAGTTGATTTGATTACGGTGTTTGTAGGTAGAACATTAGTACCTACTTTGAATTCTGCAGGTGTATCAATAGTTGTACCCAAATCTGAATCGAAATTCATCATAGATTCTGTCTCGATATTGACGTTGCTGACTGATTTAATATTCGTATCACCACCAACATTAAAGTTTGTATTACCAGTTGTATGTGAAGTATATGATTTTGATATAAAATGTCTTTCAAATCCTGTTACATTTACAAACACAGTATTACTGTGAACACTATTAGAGGTACCTTTATACTTCCACTCAGTATCACCTTCTGTTGTTCCAGTATCGTTCTTAGTGATCCTCATTCTTCTGTTACCGTTGACCTGAGTAGCTTTATCAGTCATAACAATCTTTTGCTCATTGCCTTGAATCTTAGTAACCATATCACCATCTACACGTAGATGATAATCGCCTTTTACTTCTTGATACAAATTACTTTCAACAAACAATCTAACATCACCTTTTACTGTAAGGTTCATGTTGCCTTCAACAACAACATTCTGCCCCTTCATATAGATTTGATAATCGTCACCAACAACCTTTGTTACTCTTGAACCATCTGGTTGTATCTCATAGAACGTACCTTTTGTATGATACTGATGTATTCTTTCTGCATTAGGAGTATCATCGTACTCCATAATATGTCCAGCCTCAGTTGAATAAACGTGGTTGCGAGGATAAGTAGATTTGTTTGGCGGTATACCGGCGGTGACTGCACCATCTTCATCTACTCCCGTACCTCTACCTTGCCAAGGTTGACCTTTTTCAGCATCATTTACAAAACAAGTATCACTAGCTTGTCCTCCTACTCTAGGATTAGGTTCATCCCATCTGTTTCTATAATAAAATGAACCCGGACTAATTTCTCTTACGTTATTTGCAGGATGGCCGACAGGTTCGAGCGGGAGATCAGGGTCGTCTGGTTTTCTCACTTCTTTAGCAATAGGAGGAACAGCTGTAGGTATACCAGTAGTTCTACCATCTTGCTTCTGTGCTAAAGACTCTTCGCCCCAAGCAGCTTCACCTCTTGCGAGTTTATTAACATCACTTTGTTTTAAGTATTTCTCTTTAGGATATACTCCAGATGGATCTGTAAATCCAACATCTTTCGAAATTTTCTCTAAAGGTTGACCAGGTATTGTACCAAGAATTAATGGTTGCTGTAAGTCTTGACCATCAATAAACAATCCAAACACCCACGTTCCTTCAACAACGCCCGTTGGACTAATACCAATACCACTTATCGATGCACTATTAAAAGGCATGATTGGTGTTGCCCA